TGTTTCACCTTGTATGCCTGTTGATCCTATTAAACCTTGGATACCTGTTTCGCCCTTTATACCAGTATCACCTTGAATACCCGTAGAACCTCTGATACCTGTAGGTCCTTCTATACCAGTAGAGCCCCTTATACCTGTTGAACCTTGAATACCTGTTGAACCTCTTATGCCAGTAGGTCCTGTAGGTCCTCCACTTGGGCCCGTAGGTCCCTGAATACCTGTTGAACCTCTTAAACCTGTGTCACCTCGGTCGCCAAAATCACCTTGAATACCTGTAGGACCTTGGATACCAGTAGAGCCTCTTGGTCCTGTTGATCCTTGAATACCCGTTAATCCCTGTATACCCGTTGATCCTCTTATACCTGTTAACCCTTGTATTCCTTGTATTCCTTGGGGACCTAGTGGACCTTGTGAACCTTGTATACCTGTATCACCCTGATATCCTTTATCGCCTTGATCACCCTGATATCCTTTATCACCTTGTAATCCCGTATCACCTTGGATACCCGTTGATCCTTTAGTACCAGCCGAACCCGTATCACCTTTTAATCCTTGAGAACCTTGAATACCTGTAGATCCTTGTACACCTGTTTCTCCTTTTATTCCTGTGGAACCTTGAATACCTGTGGAGCCTTTTATACCTGTGGAACCTTGAATACCCGTGGGACCTCTTATACCTGTAGAACCTTGATCACCATTACCAGAACCACCTCCGTTGTTATTATTAATAGTGTTACCTATAAAATCTAAATTTATTCCATTAATGGTACTTAAATTAATATTAATACAGCTCATATTAATAGCTGTACTAGAAATAGCATAAAGTGTATTTGTACTTATATCATTTGCTAATGTATAGTCTGGGGTCAAATAAGAAACATATAATGTACTATAAACATTAAGATTTCCATTAAATGAAAATGTACTTACATTTAAATATTGATTATTTGAAGACATCCTCCTATTCTATAAACTGCATGCGTTTAAAATAATAATATATAAACTCCGAGACTATTGGGGATAAACATGTATTATGTTTTATATAAGCGTTCTCTGAGTTGAATAGTCTGAACATCCCCTCAGAACACTCAATAAAAAATATTTTTTGACCCTTTAGCTCAGTTGGTTAGAGCATTCGGCTGTTAACCGGAAAGTCGCAGGTTCAACCCCTGCAAGGGTCGTAACTTTTATATTCTATAATAGTAGAATGTATAAGTTTATACTTGCAGCTCTTTTTTTTATCCTTTCACCAGGTGTTTTTCTAACACTTCCTGCTGGGTCAAAGGGTGTTTGGATGTCCGGTCAAACAAGTGTAGTTGCTGCCCTTGTACATGCCCTTGTATTTGTTCTTGTATTTACACTTCTAAAACAATATATGATAAGTGAATATTTTGCAGTGGCTAAACCAGCATCTAAATGTAATCCTGCCTGCAGTGCACCCAAAACATGTAAACCTGGCACTAAGGGAGGATTTTCATGTGTATGAAAGTAAAGAATATAAACACTGCTTAATATAGAATAATATAGATGTGGAAACTAATTCTAGCACTCTTATCTACTTCCCTAGGAAGCATACAAGATTGTAGCAATGGCCTTAGTACTTTTAAGCTAACTTCTCTGGCTTTAGTACCTGAGAGTCCCCTTCCTGGTGAAAATGTTAATATGATAGTACAATTCACTAATCCAGGGCCCGATGTAAATAATGGAAGTGTATCAACTTCTATAACTTATAATTTTCTTCCATTGACACCAACAGTAGAGTCTCTTTGTGATAATACAGATTGTCCTCTTGTAAATGGTTTTAATGACCGCAGTACAAATACTACATGGCCTGATATTTCTGGAATTGTTACAAGCACAATAGTCTGGAATGCATTTGATAATAGTCAGCTTTTGTGCATTAAACTTTCAGTAAAATCTGGTTTGGGCAATTTAAGAGGAAATAAGGTTTATCCCGGTATTTCATTTTTTAAAAAGAATAAGGAAATTAAGAAACATTTCATACTTAGTGACCTTGTAGTCTACCGCCAATGGGATAAAAGTAAACGCACAACTTCTTATAAAAGTCCCGAAGACTTGTGAAAAAAATGCGTTTAAAGGACTGTTAATATTAACAATTATAAGAGTATAAGAGAAATGGCGACCACTGTACTTCCCGTTGATGTAGATCTTTCACTCGTAGAGCGTATTTCAAAGATTGAGGACAGCCTCAAGGAGCTCAAGCGCGCCGCGCGCCAGGAGCTCAAGGCTCGTCGCCGCCGCCGTGGCACGAAGGTCGGCGCCGATGGAGTTAAGGCCGCCAAGGGCGAGACGCCTGAGCAGCTAAAGGCGTGGCACGAGGAGGTTCGCAAGGTTTGGGATGAGATGCGCAAGGCTGATGCCAAGACGCCCTACAAGCGCGCCGTTGCCGAGGCGTCATCACGCCGCAAGGGTGCGCCTGCCCCAGCCGCCTCAGCCGACAAGAAGGTTGTTGCCAAGAAGGTCGTCAAGGCTGATGTCGCCGTCCCCGTTGTCGTCGCCGCCGAGGCGCCCAAGAAGCGTGTAGTCAAGAAGGCTGTTGCGTAAATGGCTTAATTAAGTATATAATTTATTTTATTTTTAGTAAAAAATAAAATAATACTTGTGTGTTATGAAGTTATTTACTCCATGAACCACGGCCTCTGCCTCTGCCACGACCTCTGAATGTACTTGTGCTCGGTTGTTTATTATTTGAACCATAGGCACCAGCTTTTGCCTTTTGCTTCAATCCTTCTTGAAAGATTGCATTAAGATCAGCTTCAGTTGCTGTTTCTAGATCTATTGTAGCTGGAACACTTACAAATTTTCTTGATGGGCCTGTAACAGTACTTTTAAACATATAAAGTCCATGAGGTCCATTACGAATTTCATAAACACCAATCTTCTTAGTGCCTTCTTGTTTTGCCTTAATCTTATCTATAATATTTTCAAGACTATCTTCTGATTTACAACTAATATTATTACCATTCCATGATATATAAGGACCGAACTTACCAGACTTTTTAAGAATAGGATGATCTTCATAAGTTCCAAGACTCTGGCCATCTTTTTCTTTTGATGCTGCCTCTGCAAATGTTTTTGCCTGTACTTCTGTAAGTTCCATAAAGGAAATTCCTGGCGGCCATCCATAGAAGATTGTATCTTCTTTATTTACAGACTCTTTCAATAGCAAGGGCCCCTTTTTTCCAATAACTGCTACAAGACTTCCTAGAATACGTCGCCTTTCAGAAGATACATTACCTGGTTCTGACTTTAAGGCTATATAACGATCCTTATAAGTTAGCCATGTAGTTTTCAATACCATTTTCCAAGCTTCTTCACCACTTGCAATCTTATCAAGGCTTTGTTCCATCTGTGATGTATATGTATATACAAACAAATCGTCAAAATGTTTAAGAAGATATTCAAGAACACTTTTACCTAAGGGTGTTGGTGCTAGCCGATTCTTTTCTCCACCAACTTGTTTACTTGCTGTAATTGTTTCTGGTGGCCACGATGAAGGTGTAACTGTGTGTGTTTTAGTTGAAACTTCCCTTGAAGGAAAGGTAGTTGATTGTACATAGGCCCGATCCATAATAGTTGAAATAAGATTTGCAAAGGTTGAGGGCCGACCGATTCCCTTTTCTTCAAGAACATGAATTAGGTTTGCCTCATTATAATGCTGTTTTGCACTTGTTGTATGTGGATAAGCAGTCATTGAAGTCCATGAAATTTTTTGATTGACCTTGAGAGCTGTTGCCTGTAACCAGGCTGCCTCTTCGGCATCCGCTTCCATTTCTTGTTCCTCTTCTGATTTTTCTTTCAAGGCGATTTTGCGCCATCCGTCAAAGGTTGTACGACGCCACGATGATCGCCATGTAAAGTCGGCCGCATCATCACCATCTGCTACAAAGATAACTGTCCGTTGTTCACCAGTTACAGGAGCCATTATTGATTGTACTGTTCGTGTCCAAATCAAGGTGTAAATCTTACGATCTACTGCCGACCAGTCTTCAGTATCTGGAAGAGTTTTCATACTTAAGTCTGTTGGTCTAATAGCCTCGTGAGCTTCTTGTGCCTTTACTTCCTCTTTTTTTGCCTTTACCTTTTTCTTGGGTTCAGAAGAAGCTAGATACTTATTTCCATAGGTTTCAGATACATAGGCTTTTGCTGCTAAAGTTGCCTCTTCACTTAGGACTGCCTTATCTGTGCGCATATAAGTAATATAACCAGCTTCATAAAGACGCTGTGCAGTACTCATAGTTCGTTTTGGCTGAGACATAAAGAGCGATGACGCTTGTTGTTGTAGGGTACTTGTAATAAGTGGAAATGGGGGCTTTTCTGACCATGTTGTTGTATCCGCTTTTAGAATTTTCCCACCTAAGTCGTCATGATGATTTTCCAAATAGGTCATTGCAGAGTCTTCGTCTTCCAGTTCGTCACTTAGGTTTGCTGGCCAAGAAAGACCCGTTGACTTCCATTGTCCTTTTACCTTCCAAGAATCAGTACTTTCAAATGAGGCAATCTGTTCTTCGCGTTCACAGACAAGTCGCAGTGCCGCAGTTTGACAACGCCCTGCTGATAATGCCGGTCCAACAGCTTTCCATAAAAGAGGACTCATGGTAAATCCTATCATCATATCTAGTGCAGCTCGTGTTTGTGCTGCATGGACCTTATTCATATCTAGGTGCCGAGGGTTTTTGATAGCTGCCTTTACTGCCTGCTCTGTGATTTCATGAAAGACTGATCGTAGTGTAGTTACTGGATTGAGTTTAAGAAGTAGACAGACACTATAGGCAATAAGTTCTCCTTCACGATCATCGTCTGCTGCAAGATAGACTGTTGATGCCTTTGATGCAGCGGCTTTTAATTGATCTAAGGTGGACTTTTTCTCTTTCATAAATTCAAATTCTAGATCAAAATCTTTATCTAGACCAATAGAATCCAATGATTCCTTCAAATGTCTAATATGACCCATAGAAGCTACAACTTTGAAAGAAGGTCCTAAGAATCCTTGAATCTTCCCACATTTTGCAGGGGATTCAACGATTACTAAATTCATATTACTAACTAAGCGGTGGAATGTTTTGTCAAATTTTTATTGATATAGTATCTAAGATATTAATATATTAAATTAATAGGTAATGTTACGATCACAAACTAGTGCCGAAGGGTCATTATATGAACTTGTAGCCCGTGGTGTAAAAGATAAATATTTTATACAGGATGATGCAAAGGCTATACATCCTTTTGACTGGCGCTATGAAAAATATCCTGCTGCAATTCCTGAGGAGCGCTGGACAGTTCCTTTGAATCCTGGGCGCTTTGGAGGACGATGTGAGTTTGAATTTGATCTTCCTGGAGATGTATTAATGGAGGCTTCTATAGGAATTGAACTTCCTTCTTTTCTCCCGTCTTCAGAATGTGCCGATGAAAATGGGAATGTCTATGGATATGTAAACGGAGTTGGATATTTCTTATTTGAGAAAATTGAAATTTATCAAGACAAGATTCTTTTACAGGAGGTTAGTGGGGATTCCTTATATGTAGCCTCATTGAACAAGGGATCATATAGTCAAGGATTCTTAACTGATACTATTGCCGGTGTACATGATGGATCTTTGGCTGGAATATGCAAAAATGCAGCACCTGGCTATCTGGAAATTCGTATACCTATGATTGGTTGTAGTGTTGGTGAGAAAGGTCTTCCTTTGTGTGGCCTAAGAGGTCAGCCCTTTCGCCTTAGACTAACTCTTAGACCTTTAGAACAGTTGATTGAGTCTAATGGCCTTGATACTAAACCATGGAATCATACCTTTGGCGGCCTTAGTTTATCTCGTGATAGTATTAAACAACCGACATTAACTCTTCGCACAAAACAATTATACTTAGATAATGCTACAAGAGAGAAGTTAGCCGAGGCAACTATTGAAATCCCTTATATCCGTTATTTTGATAATAGTTTTATTATAAATCAATTGGATTATAATTCAGTTCAAAAAGGTGGTGTATCTTCTGTTGTTCGCTATTTAGATGCTTCTTATACAGTTGAACGAATAGTGACCTACTTCCGAAATATGAAAAATACACGATTAAACCGTTTATGGAATTTTATAAATGGTGTGGCTTCCGATGGGCAGTTTTATAGTAGTCTTCAGTTAACAGTGGCTGGAAAAAGCCGTGAAGAAGCTTGGTCATCAAGTGTCTGGCAAAATGTTGTTAATCATGCTAAAGGTGAACGAACATCCTCTAAAAATGTCTCTATAATGGACTGGAGCAGAGGATGGAGAATAAGTGATCAGATGCCAGCAATAAGAGAACCAACTGGTGGTATAAACTTCACAACCGCCGATAGACCTATGTTAACTCTTATTCTTAATGATGTTGAAGGTGATTCATTCCTTGGCTATAAACAAGTTTTTATGAATAGTTGTTGCGAATCGTGGGCATTATATAAAATAAGAAAAGGTCGTGGAGGATTAGAATATGCCAACTAATGTTCCCGATTATAGAGGTTTCTTTATTTGCCCTTATAGAACAATCTCCCTACCAATTAATCCAGTACTTCCTCCATTTAAACCTGTAAAATTTTTAGATGTACCTTCAAGATGTTTTAAACCTGTTCAAGGTATTAAACATGTAAAACCGCCTTCAGTTGCCGATAATTGGCGAAAGATTAATGGATCTTAGGTCTAAATAGATTCATTCTATCAAGATAGGATGAATGGGCCTGTTGGTGACCAAACGACACTTATAGACTTAGCAGATCGTGATGAAATGGATAATGAACTATTTCCTCTTGATGCCGATAAATCGTGGTTTACCCGCACGGCTAGCAGACGTGTGTTACCTTTTACACCGATTTTACAGGAGTTTATAACTAAGGGAACTCTGGACTTTGGTGGTAAGTTTGTATTTGAGATTGGCTCAGTTAATGCTGGCGATCTACTCTTTTCTGTCGCCTTGCAAGTTAAACTGGATCACTGGCTACCAGCAGATATTGTTGCAGGTTTACAGGCAGGTACTTTAACTTACGATGATCCTTCAGTGGCCTGGTATTACTCAAATAGTCTTGGAACAATTCTTATAAAGAAGGCAGAGTTTATTGTTAATGATCAAGTCTTAGAAACAGTTGATGGAGATTATTCTAATATATTTAATAAGGTTTATGAAGATACTAATACACAATATGGTTTAGCAAATGATGCCTATGGGATTGTAAATGGATGGAATCAGTCTAGACCTTTCCCAACCTCAAACGGATTTATAACCTGTGTCTTACCATTTAGTTTTCAGAGACTACGCCTTAAGGGCGGATTTCCCCTTATTTCATGCAGAGAAAAAACTGTACGAATTGAAGTGAGCCTTCGTTCTTTTTCTGAATGTGTAAGAATATCCTCAGGTGTACGACCTTCTTGTGATGCTGTTCCTCTTGATCAGAAATTCTTAATAAATGGAAAAGCAATATCTAGTTCAGTTGTGACTCCTGGATTTTTGGATGCTCGCCTGGTGACTTATGGAGTTCTTACAGATGGTAAGTTACGAACTGCACTTTTAAAGGCGCCATTTGAAAAGTTATTTCGTGAGATTCAGAAGTTTGAGTTTAGTGAACCAAAAAAATATCTTATTAATGCTGGTGGTGGTATTGTAAGATTACAATTGCCACTTGAAGTTAATGGACCTCTTGAAGAGTTAATTTGGATAGTCCGGCGAAAGGCTGTAAGCCTAAATAATGAATGGACAAACTATAGCAATACCTTAGAATCAGAATTTAATGCCACTTCACATCCTTATAAAAGTATGTTGAAATATGCGGCAATTCAAGTCAATGGGCTACCACTCATTGAGGCTGAAGGTGATTATTATCGCCGCAATATTGCGAAAAATCATAAGGGTGGAATAACTGCATATAATTCATTCATATATGGCTACAGTTTTGCTTTAACACCTGGCAAGCATAATCCTTCTGGATGGATCAATACTAGCCGAAGTGCTGATGTGCGGTTGCGTATTGATGTGGCTCCACCAAATGGTTCTGAAGATTTGGAGTTTGAGGTTCTTGTTTATTGTATTAGTATGAATTGGGTACGATTTCAGAACGGTATTGTTAATAAATTATTTAGTTCTTAATAGATTATGGACTATGGGCTACAAGAATTTAATGCTGCGTGGGTGCAAGAAGGTAAAAAATTAGGAACGCCAGATTATATAAAGAAATTAGATAATTTTGCTGGCAGTATGGAGTTACAATTAAATAGTATGGCAAAGGGCAGTAATCATAATACTCTTAAAAAAAGAATTAAAACTATTCAATCAAAACTATCACAATTAAAAACATCGCCAGTGCCTAGTAGACAAATAGATCCAAGCCCACTAAATACTATTACTGGAAGAATGGGTGGGATTTCATTAGTTGGACAAAGTCCTTATTTGAATAACTTGAAGAAAAAAAAGAGTCAGAATCCTGTTATGAATAATGGTTGGCCATCTTATAATGTTAATTTGGATAGCCCTCCTAGCAGGGAAGGTTTTGGCAGAAATAGTGATTTAAATAATATATCTGGAAGAATGGGTCGGATTTCATTAGTTGGACAAAGTTCTGCTTTAAAGAAACCAACTATAGCAAGAGGAGAAATATTAAATACTAAAAATTCAGAAATATTATTACCTCTACTAGAATCACAAATATCAGTATTTAGAGGTATTTCTTTGAATCCACTTCGTCATTGGAGTCAATTTGAACCCTGGGTTATATCTTTTGGATTTCCAAAAGACACACCTATAAGATCTAATAATTCTTGGAACTTACCAGTATTTACCAGATACGAAAATGAATTGCGTGTAGAACTTGAAGAACGAGCCGGCATAGTTGGTATAGACACTGTAGGTGATGGTTCTTGTTTATTGCATTCATTTTTTATGTCATTAAGTCCAACATATAGAAATGTTAGCAGGAGTAATAAAATGATTATTGTAGACAGATTTCGTAGAACAGATTTTTATAATCTTTTTTTAGAAAATGTTCAAAATGGAAAAATTAATGGTTATAAAAATGATAGATCAATTGTAGAGTCATATAATTATCTTGGATATTTAGAAAATAATCATGCTGTAGTATTTGCAAATACTTACAGAATAAATATTATAGTTTTATCAACAAATCTACAAGATACTTCAGGAGGGTCAAAACGTCCTACACATTTGGGAGCATTATATTCTGATGATCAGTATATAGATCCTTCTTTACCACATGCTGAAAATATGATACAATCAAACTTTTCTAGATTTACTAAAAATGGTTATCCCTTTATTTTTCTAGTAAATCATGGTCAAGGTCATTTTTCATCAGTATTTCTAGATAACTATAAAAGGTTTATGATGACTGAAGATGAAGTTATTTCTCGCTTACCCGTTACTACTGGTATATTGGGTATTGGTGATAATACTGAGAAAACTCTTCAGGCTAAAAATATGGGAAGGCCACCACCTGGTAAATTAACAGAAGGTGATATTATAAGAGAATTAAATCAAGTGTCTTCTAGATTACATCCTGTTTTAAAAAGTACAACTCCAGTATCGGCACCTCAACCTAAAATTAAAATTATACGCCGATCAGACAGAATTGCTAGCCTTGTCGCCATGGGTTTTAATAAAAATAAGGCAGCAAAAGCACTAAATAGTACCAGAAATAATGTTAGTAAGGCGGCTGCTATACTATTATCAAATAAATCTGGAGGAAAAAGAAAGACACGCAAATCAAGGAACTAAGAAACCGTCTTAATAGCCCAGAAGTCAGAAGAAAGAGCAGGATTTAATAAATAATTATAGGGTAGATAAAAATAACCCTTGTCGCCCCATGATTTTCCCCATGAATTTCTCACGATCCAACATTTCATTTTATCATTATAACCACAAACTAATACAGCGTGACCACCAATAGATTGCTCTCTAGGTCCAGGCATAGAAACTTTACCCGTTTTTACTACTCTTAAACTCTCAAAAGAAGGATATATATATATTCCAACTACAAAGGGTGTATTTAAAAGAAGACTATTTTTCATATCTACCATTTTATGTCTAATATTATAAACTTCAACTGCCTTATTATTAAGGGCATTAGTATAACACGAATCTGCCGGTTTTAAAGCAAAATTTTTTGTATCATATGGCCATTCATTTTCAGGACACAGGCCATAAATTTGTAGACATTTTATACCATTTGTAAGTGATGATCCATCATCAATTGTTACTGCATTGTCCCCATTTTCATAATCTCTTAATCTTTCATTGTAGTATAAAAATAATCGTGAACCGTCATATTCTGGTTTTTCAAAGGTATAGGCAGCACATAATGCTTGAGCAGTACAACTACCTATCTCAAGTTGATCATATACTGGTGGCATATTTGGATTAGTACGAAGATCAATTATTGGAGGAAATATTGATTTATTTTTATTTAACTGACGGTTTTTTACTTTCAACTTTATATGCTCTGGTAATTCCTTAAAACATAGTTTATTAGCAGGTATATGCTCTATTTTTAAATTATAATGTCTTTTCATTTTCTATATATTGGATATATTTTTATCAATTGGTCTAAATGAATAGATTTACCTCTTTTAGATATGGTCGCCTCACTGGTACGGCTTTTACATAGTGGAATACAAGATGAAAGGCTTGTAACCAATGATTTTGGTTGCTATGTTTCTGTCCTTGTCCGTGCGGGACGCATGACAACACAGTGGAGCCGTCTTGATTTTCAACAAACACCTGGGTTTGGTCAGACAGCAGTTTGTCGCTTACTCAAGAAAGGTGAACTTATAACACGCCTTTATTTGGTTGCAAATATGCCCGATATTTATACGCTTCAAGCAAAGGCGGCCGGTGTCGGACCAAACTTTGGCTGGACAAATAGTCTTGGCCATGCCTTGGTTGCACATGCAAATATTACTATAGGTGGAAGTCTTGTTGAAACAATAGATGCTCGTCTATTGGAGGTTATGGACGAATATAATACACCACTTGAAAAGGTTATAAATGTAAATAAAATGATAGGCCGTGTTCAAAATGGGTTTAATGAGAAAAGTCTTGGAAATAGTGTAACACCAACGCAGGTTATTGTCCCCTTGCCATTCTGGTTTAGCCGTGGTGATTTAGGAGCTGCATTGCCAATTGATGCTATAAATGTAGATGATATTCGTTTATCTATACAATTTAGACCAGTAAATAGTCTTTATTATACAGAATCACGCTCAGTTACTGCTGCTGTACCAACTACTGAAGGTTCATCATTATGGCCCATATTGGGAAGTGTATTTTATAAGGCTGATCCTAATGGAAAAGTTGTGCCTGGTCTAAGTTATACAGGCCCTGTTTCTGTTGTACCTGATGTTCAAATGCCAATTTCATTAGCACTAGGTGATACTTATTTATTGGCCGAATATGTATATTTAGACAGGCCTGAGGCAAATAGGTTTCGTTTAGCAGATATTGAAATACCAATTGTACAACATGTACCCATAGATGTTAAGGATACACGCCGTGCCGCCTTTTATCAAATCCCTTTTGAAATTCAGAATCCAATTAGGCATTTGTACTTCATGGCGCAAAATTACAATGCGGCGACTTATAATGCATTCTTTGTTGCAGCGGCAAATCTTCGGCCTGATGGAAAAGGTGTTATTTGGCCAGATTGTGAAGGTCTTAATGGAGATTATTATAGTTTTTTAAAACCGGGTTATTTGACTTCTGGTAATGAGCCTTTTAATCTTATTGAACTTGTTTATGAAGGTTCTTACATCCGTACAAGCACAGAAAACTGTGCGATGTATAGAAGTATATTACCGAGCCTTGAAGAAAGAAAAACACCGTGGATAAACCGTTATATGTATTGTATACCATTTGGCATGCAATCGGGTTATACTGATCCATCCGTCGTAATGGGTGAAGCAAATATGAATCGCATTAATAAGAAAGAGTTGCGTTTAGGAATAGTCGGTTCTCAACAAATCTGGATCTATATGTGGGCCGAGACCTATAATGTCTTGAAGATCTATGGTGGCCGAGCTGCACTATTATTTGCGTATTGAATTATTTATGTAGTAATAAATTGCAGGTTGCAGTCTTATATTTTTCATTCGGAAGAACTACCTCAGCATTTCTTCCGTATCTATAAAAGTTAATTGTCCCTTCCCAAGGGGTTCCAGTCTTTATCCATTTATTAAATTCCTTGCTGAGCTCTTGATATGAATGGTCATCCTTATCAATTCCCAGTTCCCTTATTTTCTTCAATATCCGTAGGCTTTCTTGAAGGCGTTCTATTTCTGTTTTTGTTTCCATCTGAATCATATCTTATTTTTAATAAATCAACAAAAT